CCAATAAGGGGATTCAAAAGAACTTATGAAATTAAGGAGCAAACTATGGGTAATTTGCGTAAGTTCTTTTTTGTTGTTTTGGTTTTAGCTTTCACTGTCTTTTCCTTTGCCGCTGACCGGGTAAAGATATTTTACTCTCCTTTGGGTGGTTACTCCATGCTCAGGGGGGATTATATCATTTCGTACTTCGATGATGACGGCACCCTGGACACCTGGCAGGTGGAGAAAATGGCGGAATATATTGGCCGATACGCAGGGAATGTCCGTGAGTTTTCGTTCTGGATCGACAGTGAAGATTCCCTGCAAAAGCTGCGTCCTTTCAATGTGGTTTCCGGTTCCATCGAGGTCCTTGATTCCTTTGAGCGTAATTGGAAAGAGATTATCACGACTTATAACAAGAACGGCGTAAAGGTCTGGATTTCTCTTTTCGATCACTGTGGAATCCGTAAGAATCCCTCTAATCCGTGGGCTGCCTTTGGCGAATCTTACTTTTACGGGGAGAATGCCAGAGAGGCAAGACACAAGTATATTGATGCTTTCCTGAGAATAGACAAAGATAGGGTGATGGGTTATGAGTTAGTCAATGAACCCCGGCTCAACCTGTGTACGCCTGAGTTCTTAGCGGACACGTTCATCTACCTTATCAGGAAGGATGTACCGGCCCATGACATCATCCTGGGTGTCGAGTACCCGCTCAAAGAAAAAGACCCGCGCTATGCTGAGTTATACCGGAAGTTTCGCAATATTGTCATGAAAGAGTTGGGTCAGGAGTGGGGGCAGTGGTTCAAGGACAGGTGCATCTCACCATGCCATGGCATGAATTTAATCAACCTCAAAGAAATGCTGGGAGAGAACCCGCCACCGGGGGGCACTCGAAACCTGCTAATTTCAAAGGACGGGGTGCGTAAACCCCGGCCCACAAAGTCGAAAGTAAAAACGATTGTCAAATGCCTATTCGATTTAAAATACAAAGCCGCATGGGCTGGGAAATTGAGCGTTGAAGTGGTATACGGGAAAAAGCGCACGGACCCGCTTGACTCAATCATGGGGGTGGTAGAAGCTGTCCGGGAATTTTTTGGAGAGTACCCGGAGAATTACCGGAAGTACCTTGAGAAAGTGCAGTTTTTAGAGGAGCTAAGGTTGATCTTTAGTTTCCTTACAGTCTATTTTTGGAGGTAACCATGAAAGGAAAATTTTGGAAATTTAGTATTACCGGTATTGTGTTGGCTGTCATTTTAGTTTTGGCGGCAGGATGGAACCTGGTTGATACCTTTAAAGAGAAAAATCATTATGAGGGTGTCATTGACACACTTCAAAGGGAATCATGCAAGTCAAAAAGCGATTATGAGGCTTGTCTGGCTCGCATGGATAACATAGCTCTTGAGTCGCAGTACTGGATGAAGAAATATCAAGAGTTAAGCAAAACCTTGTGTTTCCTGGAAGAAATGCAATCCGTTATCGATATTCTTTTGATGTTATCGAATTTCAATAGCTGTTGTTATGTGCCACCGGATGAGGCCCAGGATGTAGCGTTGAAATTAATAAAAATGAGGCCCAGGTTTTTGAGTATTAAGGCAGCAATCAAAGAGGTGAAACATGAAGAATAAAATCAATATTATCCTGGTAATAGCGGTGGTGGTGCTGTTGGGGCTATTGTTTCTCTTTGCTCAGAATAGCTGCTCTGCCAGTAAGGATTTACGGTCCATCAAAAGCACCCTTGATGCTGACCTGAAAGGAATTAAGCAAGATATTGCTACTTCAAAGACGGTCGAGGATGCCCTTCTTAAAGGTCAGGGGGAATTACACCTGGCTTTATATGGGGATGATAAGAACAAAGGAATCATGACAAAGCTTGACGGTGTCCTGGGTAATGTGAGTGATCTACAAAAGAAATTCGACGAACGTCCAGGGCCGGTAAATCCAGACAACTTTAAGACCCTCCCGGATTGCCAGGATGGATACCGGGAATTAGAAGAAAGCTACGTCCTGTGTATCAAATTGAATGACGAAAAAGATCAAGCCCTGAAGCTTTTTGGTTCGGTCAAGGATAACCTGGTGAAGCAAGTTTCATTAATTAGCGGTGCCGTTGACGAATTGCAAGGCCAGGTACAAGGGTGGAGTAAGATCGAGGAAAAACTAACAAAGGGCATAGAGGACCTGGACCGGGTATACCGGGTGAATCGGTTCTGGAAAAACGTTAAAAACGTGGGTATCGGGTCGATTGCCGGGGCGCTGGCGGTTGTTATCCTTAAAGCTGTGTTAAGGTAGGAAAATGAGCACGGAACAATTACTGTATGCCGCTTGTGGTGGATTGGTATCGGCGGTTGTGTACTTATTCATGAAACTTCAAAAACGTACGGATCAGATGATCCAGCTTGCGGTTAACTTAAGGAATAAAAATGGTAAAGATAAAGAAAATTATTGTCCGTTTCATCAGGAAAATAAAAAGACGAAGAATCTTGATTAACTGGGCTGAAAACACAATAAAAGACTGGTTGAAAAATGCTTGATGAATGGGGATTAATCCGGGCGGCTATTAAGGAATATGCCAAATGCGGCAACCTCTCCCAGGTACTTGTAGTACTTAATCAGGATGGATTTCCGGGATTGACTTACTGCCGGTTGTATCGCCGCTACCAGAAATACAAAACCGATTTTGAGGCGGCGGCTGAAGAGTACCAAAAAAAATCATTTGAAAAGGCAGAGCTTGACATTGACCTGGAAATAGAGATTTTCAAGTCCCTGGTCCGTATGTTCAAGAAAATCAATTCAATCCTGGACAATATCCCGGCTGATCAAGTGAAGGACATTAATGCTATATCGCAGCTTAATCACTCTTTGACCGGGTTGTCAAAAGAAATATCGAGGCTTAAGGATGTCCAGGAAAAAAGGATTGAGTGGAAAATGATCAAGGATAATGAGGTTATAGAGTTTTTTATGCAGGATGAGGAGTTTAAAAAGCTGCTGCTAAAGAAAAAGAACGAGCTTACCTCTTACCTTAAAAAGAAAAAGGCTAAAAAATGAGCGAAACGGGAACCGGTCTTGAATTATTGATCAGGCGCATCGATAGTGAGGAAAGGAGTAATATCTTCGTTGATTGGGTATTATCTCAAAATCTAAAATTAAAGAATGTCACTTTTTCTTTTAATGGGTTTGAAGAATTAGAGGATATATACAGGGATATGCACCCTCATAAAGTATTCAGGAAAGGTGTACAGATAGGGATTACCACCTGGGCAATCTTATATATTTTTTGGAGAGCAAGGATTAAGTCCGCTAAGGGTATCTATTACGCACCTTCAAAGGATTTTTTCAAGAACTTCACTCCTAACCGCATCGATAAAATCATCGATCAAATGCCCACATTAAAACGGATCACTGATTCCCACCATCTAAAAGAGTTGAAAACCGGTACTTCGGTTCATATGTGTGGACTCAACACACTTTCAGATGTGTCTGAGACAGACGCGGACACCCTTATTTTTGATGAGTTTGACATCTCCAATCAGGTCCTGGCAAAGGAAGCAAAAGACCGGCTGATGCGCTCACGTTTTCCGCAATTGCACATGTTATCAAAGCCGACTCTGCCCGGTTTTGGCATTGACCTTGAGTTTCAAAAAAGCGATCAGCATTTCCGGCTCATGAAGTGTCCGAAGTGCAATACCTGGAACGATGTGATTGAGCACTTTCCGAAAAACCTTTTTCCGCTTAAGAAAGGGAAGGGCGGCTATTTAGGGTGTTACCGGTGCAAGAAAGAGTTGGACCCCAGGAAGGCAAAATGGGTGCCAAGAAAACCAAAGAATAAAGAACGCAGGGGATATCATCTATCGCAGTTATACTGGACCTGGATACCGCCGGGATTCAAAAGCTCCGGCGACCAGGCTTATCAGCTATTGAATCAAGCGGAAGATATTGACGACACCAAACGGGTCCATCAGTCGGTGGCGGGGCTGCCTTTTGCCGGGAAATTAGAACCGATTACCGATCAAGTTTTGAATGAATGCCACGGTGTTCACGGGTTAATTCCTTTTGCGTCCTGTAGTTACCTGGGATACGACCAGGGGGACTGGCTGTATATTGTTATCGGTCATATGGTGGGTAATGAACTGGTTGTACATTGGTTTGAAAAGACCATGAAATGGAAGCGGCTTGATGAATTGATGACCCTGCATAATGTCTGGTGCGCGGTGGGAGATGCCACACCAAATAAGGGAAAGGCTAAAGATTGGGCTCAAACTCATAAAGGGTTTGCTTATATCCAGTATTTCATAGACTCTGTAAAAGGAAGTGTTCTCACGGGGGATGAGCATTACGATGAGGATATGGATGAGGACAAAAAAGTATTAACAGTGAGTGTCAATCGAGATGAAAGCCTGGATAAAACCACAAGCTTATTGCAGAAACAAAAAATTCTACTTCCTAAAAAGAACAGTGAAGGTATGACCGAATTCAGGGATCATTTGAAAAACCTGAAAAAAGAGAGGAAAGAAAGGGCCAACGGCAGCATGGTTGAGAGTTACGTGCATAAAATTGACAACCATTTCGGTATGGCGTTAAATTCGATGCGCATTGCTTCAAAATTGCCGGTGGTTAAACCCTTTGGGCTGCCGCTCTATGCGGCGGGAGGTAGCTTCTATGCGCATTAATTTAGGTGAAAGGACCCTCTGGAATACGAAAAATTGGAAGCTGCCTTCTTTTTCGTTCAAGAAATCCCGGCAGGACTCCGTGAGTATCGATGTATTACCGGAAGGGGGGCGGTCTTCGGTGGAAACCGGGACTTTTCTTTCCGGTCTCAATTCTCTTTCCGCTCACTATGACTATATCAACCCGGCAGTGCCTTTTGAAGTGCTGAAGCATATCACCCTTGTGACCGCCGTCAATCCTGATCTCTCGCAGGTTGTTTCAAATACTCAGAATATGGTCAACACGGGTCATAAGATTGTGATCCAGGACCCTAATTCAAGTGTTATCGATGCATCGATGGACTTGATCAATGAGGCGGCCTATGAGATATATAAGCATTCAGCCGGGGTTGACGGGTTATTCAACCACTATGCCAACCAGGGGACCCGGCATGGCGGGATTTCCAGTGAAGACGTCTTATTACCGAATTTCCGGGGGGTGAAAAAAGTTGTCACCGTGCCGATGGATACGATTCGTTTTCGCTATATCGATGACGAATATATGCCCTATCAACAGACCGACTTTCCTACCACCTCCGGTTCGTCTTTGCTGGGCCTTGTTCAACTCAACCCGGTGACTTATTCGTACTATTCATTACAGACCATCGATAATTCCCCTTATGCACTGCCGCCGCTGTTGAGTGCTCTTGAACCGCTCATCCTGCAAAAGGATGCGTTCAAGAATTTACGTTATGCGTTGAAAAAATTAGGGCTGCTGGGTCTCAATATCGTGAAGGTGAAGCCCTTACAAAGAAATGCCGGTGAGTCGGATGATGATTATGCCCTGAGAAATCAAGAACATCTCAAGAACGTTGCAAAATCCATTAATGAAAATTACGCTGAAGGGCTGCTGGTAATCCCGGAGGGGTGGGAGTGGGGGAATCATGCCTTGACTACCGATTACCGGGGGGTCAAGGAAATCCTGCAAGTCATTGAAGAACAGGTCTTTTCCGGCAGTAAAACCCATTCCGCATTACACGGCAGGCCCTACAGCACCACGGAAACCTATTCAACGGTCATCTATAACATGTATATTCAAATGGCTTCCAACCTGCGACGGCTAATCAAACGACGGCAAGAGAAAACCTACCGACTCCACCTGGAATTGAATAGCCTTTTCCCGGAAGAACTATCATTACAGTTTAATAAGGACTTTAGATTAAACCCAAACGTAGAAGCCTTAGCTTCCAGGTACGACATTGCCACCGTATGGGATAAAGTATCAAAGGGAATGATCAGCCCGGATGAAGGTGCTCAAGAATTGGGATATGGTGACTGGTATGATGTCGAGTTACTCTACCAGCAAATCACTCAAGACTCCCCGGAAGCCGTTTCCATGAAGCGAGGAAAGGTTGAAAAAATCTTTGCCTGGAATTCACAGAAACAGAGATACCTACTACAACGAAATCAAATCGACCTGGACCGGTTCAAGGTGTCCCATAAGGATGATGATAAGAAAATAGCTGAAGCCGCGGAGAAAAAGATGCGGCAGCTTATCGAGGGTTACCTGAGAGAAACCCTGCCCTATTGGGACCAATTGGGAGAGGATGTTACGGACTGGACCCTTGAATATGTCCAGAAAAATTTAGAGGAAATTTCCGCTGAAGGGGGACCGGAAAAGTTACTGGAAAAAATCAAGGGGCACATCAAGGAACATGAGTCATACAAGAACATCAAAAATGACTCCTGGTTTCGTGAAACATCCAAAACGCTTGTTATCGATGCGGGGAAGTATTTCAAGCTGGATGATTTGACCGTTTTCGGTGGGACTAAACCGGAGGTAGAATTCCGGTTCGGTGAAGGCGACATGAAAGCCTGCGAACTGTTTGAAAAGCTTGATAATTATTATTTCTCCGGCTACCTGGATAACCAGGATTTCGGGTCTCAAATCAAAGAGTATGTTACGAAATTATTCGAGCGGGGAGAGGTCGAATTTTCGCAGTTTACCGATGACGCAAAGAAGGAATTCAAGCGGCTGTTTGGACGGGCGCTCAAGGGCGATATCGAAGCGCAGATGAAACGTATTGTCAACTCTTCTTTGAACCGGCTGCGAACCTATAGCTATCTTACCCAGTTGATTGAGGCCGGTTTCGAGTATGCGGAAATAGTGGCCGTCCTGGATATGTCAACCTGTGAAATCTGCCGGAAGCTCCACGGGAAAAGAATCCCGGTCACTAAATCATATAATGTCTATAACGCTTTAATGCACCTGATTGACAATGACGACATGAAAGATGCTGCGGAAGTCCTGAAAAATTCAAATGTATCCATCGATGAAGCCGGGGAAGATATTACGGAACTGCTGGCAAAAGGAAAGGGAATTCCGCCCTTTCATGTGCTTTGTAAGTGCATTTTAAAAGCAATATTAGAGGTGCTAAAATGAGAAAAACTTTAAATATAAAAGACTATATGAGAGGGAACGTGTTGATTGTCCCTCAGGATATTTCGATTGTTCCCCTGAAAAAGACTATCTTCCAAAAGCAGCAATCTAATACTCAACCTACCGGGGATGAAGAGAAAGAAGAAAAGAAAAACACGTCATTAGTTGAAGTGCCGGAAGGTTTTATTACTAAAGACTTTCGTGGTCTTTCAGAGACTTTAGTCTGGAATTATTGGGGGCTTTTCGATTATGGAGTGCCTGGTGTTTTAAAGAAAAGTGTAGAGCTTTTCCCGGATAAGCTATCGCTTTTCAAGGATCACTGGTGGTCTGTGGATTCAATCATTGGTTATACGACTAATTTCCGTTACTCGGAAATAAAAAACGGCCTTTCCGGGATTGATTCCACCCTTTGTGTTGACAGCCAGGTTGACTCAAAAATTGCCAGGAACGTTGAAACAGGGGCGGCTAATCGCTGCTCATACACATTGCTTGAGGCAATAGAGCAAAGCCACAAAATGAGTTTTGATGATTTCTATGATGCGATGGGTATTGAGGTTGAGGGGGAGATCGTGCGCTGGTTGGTCACAGAGATTATTGAATGGCTTGAATTGTCCCTGGTGTGGTACGGGGCAGACTCATCAGCCAAAGCCTTAGAGGAAAAATTAGAGCACTACAAATCAATATCAAAAAATACATTCTACCTGGGCGGTATTTCGCATTCCACACCTTCCCGGGAAGAAAAGGAGGTTAATATGGACCCTGAAATACAGGCCATTATTTCAATGATGAAAGAGGCCGGAAAAGAGTGTGCAACCTTGACTCAAGTTAAGGATGCCATCACGACTATTATCACTGAAAATACAACCCTGAAAGGCCAGGTCAATACCCTTGAGGGCCAGGTGAAAACCTTACAACCGCAAAAAGAGTTGAACGAAAAGGTTATGACTGATCTAAGGGCTGAAGTTGAAAAGTTTACCAGGCTAACCAGGGGCACCGGTGATAATAAAGTACTGGGAGATATGGAAAAACAACTCATCCAGAACGCTACTTATGACCAGTTGACAAAATGGAAAGAAGAAAGGGAAAAAGAGTATGAAAAGATAATCCCCCCTTTAACATGTGCAACCTGTGGAAGTACCAATATTAGTCATCGTTCCTCTATTGAAGTTCCCCCGGAAGCTCAAGTTGAAGAGAAAGTGACTCTAAAACCACTTTCCATATAAGACAACCTGGTCGGATTAAATAACTTTAGGAGAAAAAAATGAGCTTAATAAGAGATAATTTAAACGGTTTCACCACACAGCTTACCCTTGATTCCAAAGAAGAAACGGGAAGCATAGTGAAAATTACGGATGTACGAAAGGTTGGTAAGGCTGGTCCTGGTGATACCCCCGTTGGGATACTAATTTCTTTACCTGAAGAGTATCCGGGAAACGGGACCATACTTGTACCCTATAACCAGGAGCGGACAGTTATTGCCGCCGCCGCCGTGACCCCAGGTAATAGGATTAAGTTAGGCACTGCCGGTAGCTCCGGTGAGCAAAGGTATATTCCTTTTGTACCCGGAACCGATGACCCTATCCTGGATAGAGGTGTTGCTCTGACATCCGCATCAGGGGCAGACGATACCTTTGATGCGTTAATAAAGTAAGCGTATCGATAGAATGATACATAATAGGAGACACCAATGAAACCAAAAATTCAAATAAAAGTCCCACAACAAATGAAGATTTCCATTCTTCACAACCTTATGGAAGAAAGGAGGTCCGGAGGTGAACATGTCACCCTTCGTATGATGTTAAGGAGCGATTTTCCTGAATACCACTCTCACAACCTGGATCTACAACTTGAGCGTTATTACTACGACATGGGGGTAAATCTCTCACAGACAACCGTTTCCAATATGGTTGAACTGGCAGAGGATAATGAAGATTTTAAATGGCTATGGTATGAAACACTACTGGGAGCGATTCACACGGCAGTGTACACTGATCCACTGCACAAACTGCTGATAGCATACTCCCTTAACCGTAAATCAAAGGTGATTACCCAGCCTATAATATCAACTGAAAACATCAAATCCAGTCACAAAAAGGGTAAGGAAGTCGCTCCCGGCGGTACATTTGAAGAAGATACCATCACTGTTGGTGATAAGACAAAAAAGTTCGGAAAGTTCGGGAAAAAAGTTAACCTTCCCTATGAAATCATCTATGATGTTACTATCCCGGTACTGGCCGAATTCCTGAAGGGCTATATGGGTGTAGTGTGGGATGGTAAACTGGATATGGTGCTGGATGTAATCATGAATGGCGATGGTGCTCAGAATTCCAAAGATGAAGCCGTTGCCAGCAGTGCGGCTGTAATCGGGGTTGATGACATCAATAGCGGGATTACCTTCAAGGATATCAAGAGGGCCTGCATCCGCCTGAGTCGGTTAAAAAGACCGGCTAATATCATGGTTGGCGATGAAGAAAAGGTGAATGAAATCACCGAGCTTGATGAATTCAAAAAGAGATTCGAAGGCAAGCCCCTGCATATCCTGAAAATCAACGGTTATAATGCACTGCCTGGTGAGGCTGTCATTGCCGATGGTATTGCCGCGGAAAAACTTCTTTTGATTAACAGTAAAAACTGTGTGGCTGAATACGTGAAACAAGCTCTGATGATCGAAAAGGATAAAATCATCTCCCGGCAAGTGATTGAAGTGGTGATTTCCGAATACATTTGTTATATGAACCTTTTCCGTAATGCGAAAGTTGTATTAAAAGATGATGCCGCTTTTAGCAGCAATGGATTCCCTGACTGGATGACATTGACCAAAGGAAAATAAAGGTAAATAACAATGCCTCTGATTGATGAAGCTTTTTTCCTTACACGGCACGGCCAGCAGGGAAGTGATTTCCCTGCTGGTCTGATTGATTCGCATTTGGATGATGCGGAAGACCTCTTGCGGGAAATGACGTCGGATTCAAAGTATGATGAAACGGAAGTAATCAAAGGAAAAGACCCCGCTGAGTGGACACCGGATGAAGATAAGCAGCTCAGTGCCTTTATGCGGGCTGAAGCTGAACTGCTGATGTATGCCATGATTCCCAAATTGAACATCAGAATAGGCCGGGAAGGTATCGTGCAATCCGCTTTTAGCCAGAAATTCGGAGAGGGTAATTTTCGAATTGCGTCTCCACAGGAAATTGAGGAAATTAAAAAACCTTTTTTTGTACGCGCCTATAAGTGCGTAAGGAAATACGTTAGCAATTCATCGGTGGTAACAGCGGTAACTACGACATGAAACAAACTATCGTTTTTACAAGGAAAGAAAAAGGTGTAAAAGAAGCCCCTGCCCGTTTGCATGCTGCCGGGCGGCGGGCAATGGGCAAAATAATAGAGCTTGCCCGTCAGGTGGCAATTGAAAAAGCCCCCGGTTTGACGGGCAGGCTCACGGGCGGCCGGGGCGGTCATGGTGGAATTACTTCACGGGTGGAAAGTAGAAAGGGAACAATTAAGGGGATACTGTCAGCCACGGCACGAAATCCTAAAACCGGTCATGATTACGCCAGGGATATTCACGAAGGGACCGGGCTGTACGGACCTAAGAAAAAAAGGATTTTTCCAAAAAAAGCAAAGGTTTTGGTGTGGCCCAAAGTTCCCTGGACGCCCTGGCCTAAAGATAAAATCGGATGGAAAATGGCCCGGAAGAAATTCGTATTCGCAAAGTCCACCAAAGGTCAAAAGCCCCAGCCCTTTCTTAAGTGGGGAATCGAGGCTGCCAGCAAACGGGCACAGGAGTTTTTTGACCGTGAAGTCGAAAATATAAAGGCGGAATAATGAGTGAGTTTGAAAACGTAATCAAAGCGGCCCTGATAGATGCCGGTTCACAATTCCCGGAAGTCCAGGCCATTGCCACCGGCGAAACCAGGCCGGAAGCCGCCACGCTTTACATCCTGATCAATGCGGATGATCTTATACTAATTGAAGCCGGGGAATCATTGAAGCAACCCGTCAAACAGAATGCCCAGGTTTCAATTTTAGGTATCATTGGGCGGGATGATAACGAGGTTACCATTAAGGAAAAAGTTGAAACTGCCGGGGGGAAGGTATTCAAAGCTTTGAAAGCAAACATGAGGTTATCTTCAACAGTCTACCCGGATGGATTTCTTGCTTTCAATCTTTCTTTTGGGGATATCGGATCGGACTTTTCTATGCATGAACAGAATTCCGTTTATTTTCAGAATATCAGCATTGAAGGGGGATATTGGAAATAATCATGGACTATATTGGACTGTTGAAAGAAATCAAAACACACCTGCAAACAGACGCTAATTTGACATATATTGAAAATGTGACAATCCGTAAACACCCCACTGACCCGCCGCAATTTCCATCCTTCGATAAATATTGTATCTTGATTTCCCCGTTTTCCCGGCAAAATAAACTAATAGCATTGAGGGCAAAACAATTGAACGCTAAAGTTGACGTGGTTTGCGTGATGAAAAATTTCGATCAGGAACTATCTATTATCGGGAACACATTGCCGAATATTGGCATTATCAAGATGATCGATGACGTTGAAGAAAGTCTTTTTGTCTTTGGTGAAAATAACCTGGAAAGCCTTGAAATCAATTATGATGAAATGACAGAAGGTGTTGATTTTAAGACAAAATTCAACAAAGAGCGGGAGGCGTTTTTCCATGAACACGCGCTCCCGTATAAAGTCAAATTTAAGAAAAAAACCTTTTAAAAGGAGACATAAAATGAGTATTGAAGTTAAATTGAAACGAGGAAAAAAAAGACCCTCACGAATCGTGAAAGGGCAAAATTCAGTGATTTTTATCGGTCAGCCGCCCTGGTGGGCGGAAAAGACCGACTTGCCCTTTCTGGATGATTTCTTTGAAATCAAGGAACAAAAACCCCCGGAAACCGGGGAAGAAAAAAAGGAGGGCTAAATGTTTGTACCACGCAAAGCAGGCTTACGCGGTGCCTTTTCAACCAATCAACAAGACGCATATGGTACGGCTTTAACCACACTTACGCATGCTCATCCATATGACGGCAGTATTTTCGATTTCACCTGTAATAAGAAAACAAATGCTGACCAGGTTGGAAAAGGCCATGAACACCCCACGATGGTCAGAAATACTACCTGTACTTCCGGTGCCAATTTAAAATTTGACGGTTCATCGTTTATCATTGGATTTCTTGCTGCCTTTGGCCTGGGTGATGTAGTCACAATACAACCTGATGACGTGGGAGCTCCCAATGTGTATGAGCATACCTGTAAGGAAATGAAAATAGACGATCCTACTGTAGGCAGACAACTTCCGGTCACCACGTTTGTGGATCAAATATCCACCAACTGGCAGTATAAATACAGGGATATCATGGTTAAAAGCTTTGAATTTTCAGGGCAATTAGAACAGGATATTGAAGCTTCAGCCGAATTATTGGGGTCCGGTTTTTTTGAGAAAGTGGCTATTTCAATGCCCGCCCTAACCGGCACCAGCTTTATCTCATTTAGTGACCTAAACATTATGTACGGTGCATCTTCCCTTAATGCTAAGATACAGAGTATTAGTTTTAAGCAAATCAGTGAAATCAACGAAAAACACGGCTATCATCCCGGAAGTCCTACGTTGAACTGGATAACCAGTAATCCCCCTCAATGCCGGGGCAGGGCCTTTGTCAAGAAAAGGTCAAACGAATTGAAAATGCGTGTCGAGGCTGAAGATGACAGCCTGCATGACGATATGCTCAATAATACCGAAACTGCCGTCACAATCACCGGTATAGGTGATTTGATCGAATCCACCTATTATCATAAGGTTGAAATCATAGTCCCAAAGGCTGTGATTAAGGTTTCAAAATTGGGAGAACAAGAGGACTCATTTATCTATGATCTTGACTTTACCAATTTGTATGACGAAACCCTGGAAGCCCCGCATAAGGTGGTAATAACCAATAATATTCCTTCATATCTTGACTTTGAAGCTTAAAAGGAGGTGTCAAATTGACCAATAATAATAATAATTCAGAATTTAAATTTTTTGTGGATAAAGATATTGCTCCTACATGGGAAACCCAGAAGGGTATATTTACGCATGTAGTTGCACAGCCCAGTAAAGAAAATCTGCGCTGCCTGGAATTGAAATACCCGGATTGGTTTGTATCTCACTTCGGTTTCAAAAAAGAAGTCGAAACGCCCGAAGAATCCGCCAAAAGAAATGTGTACCTCTGGGAGCTTATTATCAAAGAGGTTAAGGGGTATCCCTTTAGTGAACAAAAAAAATGGAAAGAAAAAGTACCCCCAAAGCATAAAATTCTTATTGCACAAGAAGCTCAAAAAGTAAAAGCGACGGACTGGACCGAAATAAAAAAACATTTTGGCAAGGAAGCTCTCATTGACAGTGAACATGAAATTGTTTATACCGTCGCTGACCAGGCCGAGATAACCCTGGTGCAAGGCCATTGCTTTAAAACACCCACGTTAAACGACATTACAAATTTCCAGCGAATTACCGCGTTTACACAACATATGAAAAAAAACAAGCTGAAATTTCAATCCAGGCCCGCTGCCTGTGCCCTTTGTGAGTTGTATGATGAGCTGATTATTGAAGCCCATGGATATCAAAACGATTTGGGAAAACCTCCGGCTGAAATCACTATTGATGTACCGGCTCTCCATAAAATCAACGCGGTGAAAGCGCTGCTTTCCACCACTGATGATGAACTGGAATTTCAACAAAAAAACTAATCAAGGCAGTCAGGTTTATTTATAAAGGGGAATCTGGCTGCCCAGGGGAAAATAACTGTGAAAAACTCGAAATGTCTGCAAACGCCTGCCAGGGATGCAAGCTGCGAAATGAAAAAATTACCGGTAATGATTTTATGGGCTATCTGCCCTATGCGGAATTTTTAATGTTACAGCTTGAACGGTTGGAATTGGGCCTGGAAGCATTCCTGGTGGGGTTTGACAGTTATTTTATCCCGGCTATCAAACGGGAAATTACCAGGATTCAAAATAAGATGATAGAAGAAAAATATAAAAAGGAAAGGGAGTAGAAATGTCAAATGGTGTCATTACTTACACATTGAAAGTCAATGCAAAGGATGGCACCGCTACTCTCGAAAAAGTCGGGTCAAAATTTGATCAAATAGGCGGCAAGGGCGCTGCCGGTAGTAAAAAGGCCGGGAAGGGGATGGATGCGCTTTTTGACAAAACATTCAAGCTTAACCAGGCCCTTGAATTTGCTCAAAAAGCATACCATATGCTTTCCGGGCCGATTGGAGATTTTGTTTCACGTGCATCTGATGCCCAGGAAATCAGTTCAAAGTTTCTGGCGGTATTCAAAACGGAAGCCCCGGCCGCCACGGCTTTTATTTCAAAATTGTCTGATGACCTGAATCGCTCAAAAACCGATCTCAGGGATTGGATGGGGAGCTTTCAGGACACGTTTGTCCCAATCGGTTTTGCTCGAAATTCGGCCAGGGAATTGAGTCAACAATTGACCGCTCTTACCATCGACCTTAGCAGTTTTTATAATCGTGCTGAACCGGAAGTTATTCTTGACCTCAATTCCGCGCTGGTGGGAAACCACGAAACCATGAAAAAGTACGGGGTTATCCTGACTCAAAACACCCTTAACCAGGAGTTGCTTACAATGGGTGTCAGGGGCGGCATTAAGGCCGCCACTGAGCAGGAAAAAGTCATGGCGCGGGTTAACCTGATTATGAAGGGGACAGCAGACGCCCATCGCGATGCCATACGCACCGCCGATCAATTCGCCAATATGAGCCGGGGTTTTTCCGCCATATGGAAAGATATCCAGGAGGTTGTTGGAACGGCGATTATCGATGCCATTATCCCCTATATGAAAGACCTGGCCGCCTGGACCAAAGAAAACCGGGATAAAATAGAGGCATTTGCTAAAAAAGCAGGGGAGGCTATAGGAAATTTTCTTACACATATTATTGAGGTGGGGAAGGCGCTCTGGAAATATAAAGATGAAATAATAGCAGTAGGAAAATTGATTTTGCAAATTTTTGTAGTCAAAAAGGTCCTTGATTTCGGCAAAGGGATTATGAACCTGGTGGGTGGGGTAAAGGACCTGGTTGGGAAACTGGGGGGGTTGAATTCGATGGTGGCAAAAGTAGGGGCCGGTTTTGCCGCCTTCGGGGCCGGTTGGGCGATCGGTGATTTCATCAACGATATTACCGGGCTGCAAAAAGCCACCGCTCAACTGCACGAATGGGAAATGAAGCTGGAATATTCCCTGGCTCGTGTTAGAACCGGCTTAACAGATTCAAGTGTTCAAAACGCTAAATATACCCAGCAAATCAAGGATATTTCGGCGGAATTAGGAACCAAAACCGCTTCGTTACACAAATCGGCAGCAGCTATATTTCAAAATAAGGAAGCTTACGAAAAACTATCCCCCGAACTAAGAAAAATTGTGGACGGGTTTCTTAAGTCCAACCAGCAGATACAAGAGAATATCAAGAAAACCGAAGAGGCCAACAAAAAAGCAGAAGAGGCCAAAAAGAAAGAAGAGGCCCTGACAAAGGCAAAAGAGGCCGCCCGGATTGCTTCTCAAAAAGAGAGAATTGAAATAGAAAAATATGCTGAAAAATTAAAGTTAGTATCCAACGTCAATGAAGACCTGGAAAAGAAAACCAGGATACTAATTTCGGCGATTAATATGTCCGGGGAAACCTGGATATCAAATAAAGATGCTGTTGAAAATATTTCCAAAGAGGTGAAAGCACTTATAGAGAGTTATCAATTTGCCGGGAAGGCAATACCGCCTGAACTTGAAAAAGTCTGGACCCAGGTTAAGTTGAATCAGGAAAACCAGTCCATATTTAATGAAAAGATCGAAAAATTTGGAGAGCTTAACTCCGATATCTATGTCCCCGGAATGGGAAATATGCAAGAAAGCACGGACTTGACCCGAAAATCCATTGAAGCGGCCAAAGATATGACCATGAATTTCATGGAGTCCCTTGAATTCCTTTACGGGATAGCCCTGGAGGGGATAGGGGTTTTTTCTCAGTTTATCGGGGTTCTCGGTCAATTTGGGATTATTTCAGAGGGGGCCGTTAGTGCGATTAATTCTGCTATCAGCAACATAACGGGGGGGCTTGACTCTATTTTGGGCGGCATTGAGTCAATGACAAAGGAGGGGGCATCTTTTTTTGATATCCTGTCAGGGGGATTGTCTGCTATTTCAGGAATCGGCGCTATTGCCAAAACGGTGATTGGGGGAATTATATCCTTATTCACCGGTGACGGTATCCAGGAAGCCATTGATCGGGAAAATTCCTGGATGAATTTGAATAAGCAGCTTAACGACTCCATTCACCAACTGGCCGAAGAAATAGGCTCAACTCATGCCGCTACCTCACTTTTTCTGACAGACATATTACAAGAGTCATTGTCTTTTGAAACCTTCGATCAATTTGCCGACCGCATCCGCGATATTCAATGCGACGTAATGGCCGGTGTCCTATCTCAACAAGAAGCAAACCAGGCAATGGGGGAATCCTTTGAAATATTAGCCCAGAAAGCCCGTGAATACGGGAAAGAAGGGTCTTTTTACATGTTGCAGATTATCCGGCAGAATAGAGATATGGGGCTTAATATTGCCGAAATAAACGATTATGTGTTGGAAAAACTCAACGCTCATGTTACGGCCCTCAATACATACCTGGACACCATGACCGGGTCATTTGCGGAAAATGCCGGTTTCCTGGAAGCGAATATATTGAGCGTTTTTGGCGCTTTTGAAAAAGAGGGATATTCTTTCCTGGAAATTGTTAGTTTTATGGGGGATAGTTTTACTACACTTAAAGAAAAAGCCCAGGCGGAAGGGGTCCAGGTATCCGGGGCTATCCAGGAAATGATTGACCTGTCGGATTTTATCTCTCAAAATCAAACCCTCTTTCAAAATATCGAGGCCACAAAACAAATGATGACCTCATTAGGGGATTCCGCTTACCTCAATGAAGAGTTATTTAAATCTTTTGGCCATGAAGCCGTCAGCCAATTTGGCGCCCTCATTGCTGCCGGTGCCAAAGAAAAAGACGCACTGCGTATCCTGGGTCCGGAACTATCGCAGCTCATCAAATACGCCGAATCATACGGTTTTGCTATCGAAGGTGAAACCGCCGCGCTGATCGAAAAAGCGGCTACAGAAGGGGCGCTCAATGCCCAATCCATGAGCGATAGTGAAAAACAAAGAGTGCTATTAGAAGAAATCGTTAAATTGCTTGGCGGTGATATTCCCTACGCGGTATCAAACTTGACCGGGCAAGTTAGAACGTCAATGGATTCGATTGCCGGTGAGACCGGGAAATGGGGCGGGGGGCTGCAAGATATCGTGGGGAATATTCAGGACGTTGAAGGGGCGCTCAGGTCATTGGATACCACCAATACACAGGTGGTATCAGGCAATACTATCTTGAATGAATGGTTCAAGTTTCAAATGGCAGTTATTGAAACCGATCAGGATATCAAGAATATCAAGCCCACCCTTAGAATGCTGGACACTGAGTTCCAAGACGCATTACCTGTGATTCAGAGTGTTTTTGCCGGTTTTCAACAGTCTACCTGGGATTGGGAAAAAAAATTGAAAGATGTACAGGTTGCCATGGCAACGGCATCCAGTTCTGAAATGCCGGAACTGCAAGGCAAATACAACGAAATCTTGACCGGCATGAATGCCGATACGTTGATGTTTAAGGACTACCTGCTTGATATCGTTTCTCAAATCGGCATTGAAATCCCGGCAGAGATGACAAATATGCAAGATATATATTCCCTTGTGATGCAAAATATGACAAGCGCAACCGGTGGTTATAAAATGAGCGCGGATGGTGTGCTCATGACCCTCAATCAAATTATCGTGAAACAATCCCAGGCGCTGGCAAATCAAAGTGGATTCGGCTCTGGCTGGGGCGTATATACCGAAGAGGAAAAAATCCAAAAAACCACTGAATTCAAAGCCATGGCCCGGCAGTGGGCGGACAATAGAGCCCTTATCTTAAGCGATGAAAGTTATATGAAAAATTTTCTAAATAAAATTCAAAGCTATAAGGATGCAATAACCGATGATTATAAGGGGCAATACGATAGGTTTGCAGCATCTATGAAACAGTGGTACAGCCACCTGGAAAAGGGGGAGGTGTGGAATGAAAGCACACTATCCTGGATAAAACCGATTGCGGCGGCTTCGGGGTTTGACGGTGAGGTTAGGAAACCGACTTTTTTCCTGGCTGGCGAAGACGGGGAAGAACACGTGAGAATTACCCCGAAAAATCAATATCGACATTCAACACATACTCCAAAATATAGACATAACGAAACGAATAATTATTACATCTCCGTGACCGTCGAGGGAGATAACGAAAATAATGATATTATTCATGAAATTGTTGACGGAATCAAAAGAAATCGCCACGGCATCAGGGGGGCGTTCAAGGATGTTGCCAGGGAGGTGGTAGGTCATGGATAAGCTGTATTACGTCGATGCGGCCCTTTTTGCAGAGGTTACAGGCACAAACACTCACTCAAAGTATGATGTATTGGCGGTAGTTGACGAACGGCCGGGATATGTGTGGTGGTCGGCGGATATATCCGAATCGACTATTACCTTTACCTACACCACCGCCACCCTGGTTGAACTTGTACACCTTATTAATCATAATTTTGAAACCGGGGATACTGTATTATTTGAAACCAGCAATGACGGTTTTGCCACCCCCCCGCTGCAATCAATCCCTATCGATCCGGCTGTCAGTTTCCTGGAAATGCAGTTTCGAAACACTCACTATCGATTGAAAATGCAAAAAACCCAGGGGGAAAATAGCCAGGTGGGAAAAATATTCCTGGCTCAAAAGAAATTCCAGCCAACACCTTATTCATATAGTTTCACCTCCGGCCAGGAAATTAAGTTCCCGGAAAAAACCGCCAAAGGCGGGCATACTTACCGGGGCGATATGGAATATGCCCGGAAAGTGATTACACCGCCTTATAAAGACCTTACAAAAGAAGAAGCCAGGACTTTCGAGGAAATCGCCAAAAAGAAAAATATCTGTTATTACCACTATATCGATAATAAAATGTACTATGGCACCTGGAAGCAATCAACACCGGATTGTACCGGTGTTAACGAATGGAAAGTGGATGGAGTTTTCACTGAAAATGGGGTCCCCTTATGATCAAGGCGAAACTTTATTTTGACCCCGATAATCCCGTACTGCTTGCAGAAAAAGATTTCCAGGATGAAAACGGGAACTGGGAGGGTCTGATTGATTCGATATCAAACCTGTCTCGAAGCTTCGGCGAAAAAAAGTCCTTTGAAGTTTCGGGACTATCCCTGACTTGCCGGGACCACAATAGAAAATTCCGGGATATTCTTTCCGGGCCTAACCGCTTTTTTGCCAGGAAAAAAGTTGAAATATTCAACGATGACACCCCTTTGTACACCGGAGTTATGCAAAAATGTGGGGTTAGGGGTGAATATTTCCATGTGGAAATTAACGATTTACTTGTAGGATTAAAGAATGTTATCCTAAAGGAAATCAAAAAATCCGAATATGACAACGCGCCTACAAGCGCATCAGGAAAACCTATTAATATAATAATAGGTGAGGTTTACGGGCCGGGCGGGGCAATCCCGGTTTACAGAATAGATACCGCGAAATTCCTGATTGCAGACCATAATATATATAGTATCGATAATGTATACGATCAAAACGGCACTGAATTGACGGGGTTTACCTTGACCAACGAAAACGGCCGGGCTTACCTTAATATTACCAGTGACGAAGAAACCCTTTATATTAACTGTAGAGGGTTGATAGACGCTCAAAATCAGTTAATCACAGACCCTATAGAAGTATTTAAGTTTATACTCGACAACTATACCCAGATTGAATACAGCGACCTCAGCGAAATACAAACCGAAATGCAAGCCAGGTTTTACCGGTTTGACGGGGCAATTGTCAAAAAAATCATGGTTGAAAATTTCCTGGAAAATTTCTGTATATGCTTTGATTGCGATTTCTTCTTTACCAAAGCAAAGCTCCTTGCACTATCAATGTTTAAGTGGGTCAATCAAACCGAAGACCTGTTTTTACAGGAATCGCAAATCGACGATATTGAAATAGATGAAAATCCGGACCCCATAAGAAACCGAATCCAATACAATCACCATTATCACTTTCATAAAGATTATTACCAAAAACAACCGGAACATTCCAGGGAATCTTCGATCCAAAATTGGGGGGAGTTTTTTGACAACCTTAACTTTATTTACATCGCCGATCATTCAACCGCTTATGACGTAGTACAAAACCATGCTATTGTCCATTCGGACCGGGAACGGATCACAACAGTCTCATTACCGCTCAAATACATAAAATCGGCGGTTGACATTGGCAGCACTGTTGGTTTTAGCCATTCAAAGGCGGTTGCAAAGGGATTCCGAAAATATCAAATTAGGAGACTGAGCGTTGATTTTAAGTTCAAATATATCGTTTTGACTCTCAGGGATTTATCCTCTCTCTCAGGAGGCGTCATCGTTCTCGGTGACGAAAACGAACTGCCGGGAACCTGGAATGAGGCCGATGACTACGCCCGGCAGTATTTTTATGTTGCTGATGAGGCGACGGGGTTTTTCGGGAACGGAATTGACCCGGGGAAACGGTTGTTTTAGGGAGTTTAATATGTCAAATACAAAGCAAAAAGACGATTTAATCGGATATCAGACCTGGAACAAAAGCGTAACGCTATATGCATCTACTGACTATCCAGACGACCCGGTATTATATGAAAGCTTTCTTCACATTGTGGGTAATAGCTGGTGGATTGAAAGCTGGGACGGCACTCAGTGGAATCGGGTTTGTCAACTGGAACCATCCGAAATTCTCACATTACTATTGACTGTTGACGGTGCAAGCAGCGGCTTAGATGCGGACAAACTTGACGGCCAGGAAGGCAGCTATTATCAAAATGCATCAAACTTGAACGCGGGAACTATACTAAGAGCCCGGCTTGGTGCTCTTTGGAGAGATACGGATTCAAACCAGACTGATAGCCCTTATATACAATCAGGAAAAGCAACAATAGCGTCAGGAACAGGAACACAAACAATCAATTTTGATTACGCTTATTCCGAAACCCCCAGGATCACTATAGGTAGTGGTAATGCTTTAAGTCTTACGATATTGGCTATTGTATCGACCACCGGTTTTATAATAGAAAAAAAGGGAGTTTTATATGATCTCAATTGGATTGCAATAGGGAGAAAAGCATGACGATAGGGAAAAAAGGTTCTACTGTAGTTTTTTCCATTCCAAATTTAGAGCTGAATGGAAATGTATTGAGTTGGGATTCATTCAAATTTTACACTCCTGTTGGTGACCTGGATGACGGGTTTAAGTATTTCAATATCCCGGCAGATAGTATTACAATAGAAAGGGATACCTCTCTATATAAGGAGGTGATTGTTTATTGTGTTGGTGGTGTTGTATCTGCCCAGGGATTTTATGAGGGCGAGGATGTTTCTCTACCTTCCTTTGATCTCAGAGGAGACCACTTGTTTACCGTGAAAATACCCTCATTATCAGACCCAGGAGAGATAACAATAGAACAAAGAGAGGTGATTGATGATTCCAATTAATCAAAGTGACAGGGAAACGGTTTTATTAAAAAAAAACAATATAATAGACTGGAAAATCAAAATGGCGGACCTTTCCCAAATGGATTTTAATGAATTGGAGCAATATATTGACAATAATGTCACTGATATGGCAGCGGCAAAGCTGTACATAAAAAAGCAATCAAAAGCCCTATTGGCATTAATGAAGCTGTTTGAAGAAAAAATAAAATAAAGAAGGAGGCAGGGGTAGTACTTGAACCAGTTGACATTATTTCCGGCGGATTCCCTTGCCAGCCATTTTCCGTCGCCGGGAAACGACGCGGCAAAAAAGATGATCGTTATCTCTGGCCGAAAATGCTTGAGATTATACGAACTGTCAAACCAACCTATGTGCTTTGCGAAAATGTTCTTGGAATCATCGATATGGCACTCGACCAGACGCTTGCTGATCTGGGAAGCTTCAGGCTACACCTGCGAAACGCTTGTTATTCCGGCTTGTGCCCTTGATGCCCCGCACAGGAGAGATAGAGTCTGGATTATTGCCTACACCGATAGCAAGTATATACATCCATCAGAATTTGAAAATCGAGTCAATCAAGAAAAAATTGACGAAGCAATCAAAAGATGGCAGTCCATTCACTTTATCCGTCGTGGAGCTACTCAGGTTGAATTTAGGGAAGCCGATAAATCCCTGCTTTGTAGAGAAGCTGATGGGATTCCCCACGAATTGGACCGCCTTAAAGCCCTAGGTAATGCAATTGTTCCTTATATAGCCCACTTGTTTTTTACGATAATAACAGCCATGGAATGAAATATTGAAAGATTATTTTTGCACATAGTGCAACAAAATTCAATGAAAAGTTTTCTCAATAATTACAGAAAGTTTTCTCACGCCCAATTACAATTGGGTAAGATTCGCTATAAAATGTAGTCTCTCCAACTGTCACAACTGTCACAAGCCAAAAAAGGGGGTTGTGACAGATATTGTGACAGATAAACCGTTGATAACAAAGCATCTACACCAAGTGTCACAACTGTCACAAGCAAAAAGACATATACTATATATAGAAAAATGTTTTTTTTGCGTCCTTGAATAAAAGAATTTTTCTCTCAAAACAGGGTATTCTAGTTGGTTTTATTTTCAGAACCATTTAATAACGTATATATAAAAGCCATTATCTATATCCTGGATCATTTTTTCGCATCCTTGAAAAAAAAATTTTTTTTCCCTATATATACAAAATCGGCTGTGACAGTTGTGACAGTTGTGACACTTCCTGGAAATCAGTTTATAACGCTGGTTTCCAGATCAACATCTGTCACAACTGCCGGTTTTTTGAGTTGTGACAGTTGTGACACTTGAGGTCCATTTCAATAGAATTATCTTATAGAAACCACTATCATCATGGCTTTCCGACTTTTATAGTTAAATTTTATCATTTTGTGCAGTTTTGTGCAGTTTTGTGCAGTTTTGGTTAGTTTTGTATAGTTTTGTATAGTTTTGTGTAGTTTTGTGCAGAAATGTTAATCTTTGTTTTGTTGTGTCCGATTTTGGGCAAATTTTTATTGGAAACTGAAAATGAAATGAAGACACCTATCATCCAAATTCCAAACGGTTTATCATTAAAAGACAGGTATCAGGTGAATGATATATAAGTCTCTTTCGTGAATACACCTCATAAA